GAACGCTTACAAGAAAGCCAACGAGATTAGGTTCAGAGCTCTTAAAGATCTTTCAGTTGCTGTCGATGACGCAGAATATCTTGGAGTAAGCAAGGGAGAAATATACAAAACATTGCAAGATGCTAAAGTTTCTGATTGGCAAAATGTTGTTAACAATAACTTTATCCCTTATGCTCCACCTCCTGGCGTATTCACTGATGCTTACGAAGTTAATGAAAACAAAGTTAGAAACACTCCTGACATGGAAGAAATTTCTAGACAGTACGCAGGAGATCTTAATCAACAGCTATCTCCGCAAATACAAAGACCTATAGTTAACATTCCAGAGCCATCAACTGCTTCAATATTCAAGAGAAAATCAGAGATTAATCCTCAAGAAAAAGCAGCACAAGTTTTGCGTCAAGAAGAAATGAGAAAACTACTAGGACTTTAATTGATACCTCAACGTAAGCGTAAGAGTAAGTACTTTGCAAAGAAGGTTGAGTACGATGGCATCGTCTTTGACTCTAAGCTTGAGGGTGCCAGGTACAAAATCCTGAAAGGTATGCAAGATCAAGGCTACATCTATGACCTTGAGGTACAGATACCATATGAGTGCGTTGTAGAGGGCAAGAAGATCTGCAAATATATATCTGACTTCAGGTATAAGTGCGGAGAAGATGTCATTGTAGAGGACACCAAGGGCATTATAACGGCAGTGTTCTCGTTGAAGAAGAAGTTAGTCGAAGCCCTGTATCCAGGGCTCGTTATCCAGATCATTGTCGATCCAAGAGAGTTACCTAGAACGGAGTATTATCCTCGTCCATAACTTGTACCTTCTCTAGGTTATCGAACTCCCCGTCAAAGAAGTTTCTTAGTTTCTCCATGTCAGATATCCCAGTAAACATATAGTCTATCTTGGAGAGCTCACGCATCTCAGGGCTGCTGAAGTGCTTATCTCCTAGCTTATCTGCCGTGACATTGTAGAACGTAAAGATACCAGCACGGTACGCCATGACATCATCAGTGCATTCCTCCTCGATGAGGTCTGCCCTAACAAGGTTGGGATTCCATCGATGATCCCGACACCCCTGCTTCTGCTCATCGAGGGTCAGGTCTTTACTGAATCTACTGCAGTGCCATGCTGCCTTATCGCTTTCCATATCAGGCTCACAGGAGTCACAGTTCCTGCAGTTAACTGATGGCGGTAAGCGATGGCCGAGGTAAGTACCCCTGTACTGTTCAGTCTCATTCTTTAACCGCCAATCAGTCTCGTTCAAACCAGCGCCGGGCTTGTCAGAAGAGATGATCCTCTTAGCTTTCTCTTGAGCCTGCTCCCATATCTCTGGATTAAAGTCGATGATCTCTGAATAGATCTGGCTGTTGTTCTTATTCATGACAACAACCATGGTCTTCTTCAGATCAAAGCACCCCATGTAGCAATGTATCTGCCACTGATATGTCTTAGACCATGCCTGATAATCCTCCAGCTTAACAAGCGCATTAAACCTAGTGTTGTTGGCTGACTTAGCCTCAAAGACAAGCACCTGTTCTGGGTCTTCATCAATCACTCGCTTAACAAAGCCATCACAACTCCCCCCGAAGTGGCCTCCCAGGTAGGATGCGCGGTACTGATCACCGTTACCATCTACTGCAGAGACATCGAACACATCAGTCTTCTTGATGAAGTGAACCAGTTGATCCTCGATGTGATTGCCCAGGTCAAACAACCTGAGCATCCTGCCCTCAAATGAAGACGGCAAACACCAGTGGAAGTCCATCCATATCTTTCGCTCATCATCACCACCGATCACACTCATCCCCATGTGACCCCTGAACCTATCGTTGTCTTCAGCTATTCGCTTATCCATCTCTTCAAAAAGTAACTCCGATGACATTCCAGTACCTCCCCTCTTTTCTTAGGTTAACTTTCTTTATCTCAAGCAGCGCCCCTCTGTCTACCATCTGGACTGCTGACTCAATGCTGTAAGGAAGATCAAAACCTCTCGACATAATCCTCCATTTCTTTTCAGCTACCGCCCTAGGCTTACCATTCATGGTCATCATGAGTGCGGTAGATCTAGGCCAGTAGTTTTCCTCAGTCTTAAACATGATCTTCAGGTAGTCATTACCGTTCTTTGATACAGCCCTTTCAGCGCGAACAAACTCCACTGCCTCTTGCACTTCAATGATGTCAGCTTCACCCAACTCATCCGATAGCACATTGCCTTCTGCAGCGATGATTGTTTCAGATGCTCCGACCTCATCCTTAATAGTTTCAAGCTCTTCCGATACCGGAGGCAGTGGCTTGAGTGCTTCGCACTCCCTGCAGTTCTTATCATCTATGTCATTGACCGACAGACACTCATCACATATCCAGATCATCTCCTTATCGACAACCTCATCATCTTTCTTGTTGCGCTCAGGTCTAGCGACATCAATGCAGCCATGACGGCCCATGTTTCCACCGTAGTCCAAGAGAAGACAATCATCCTTGTCTGGCCAAGGTCGCATACCCCTGCCACATATCTGAACGTATAGGCCAAGCGACTTGGTAGGTCTGAGCAATGCGATGCAGTCGGTACGAGGCGCGTCCCATCCCTCAGTCAGGACCGCAACATTACACAGTGCGCTTAGAGTGCCTTCTTCAAACCTTCCAAGGATATCTTCTCGCTCATCCATTGGAGTCTCAGCCGTCACGCAGGCCGCGCTAACCCCCTGGTTCTGCAGGAACAACGCCATCTTGTTCGCGTGAAGGACACTGACACAGAAGAACACCGTGCTCTTCCTGCCCTTCAGGTAAGCCTTCTCTAACCAATCGTTAATGATGGCATAGATGGTGTCATCTACGATGGCCAATGCTTCAAGGTCCGACTCTCTGTAATCCCCTCCCTTGAACTTGACCCTAGCCTTGGACGCATCGATGACGGCATCGTTGTTTACCTTGAACGATGACAACCTGGATAGATAACCCTGCTTGATTAGCGAGGGGATGGTAGCCTTGTAAGCTATGCCCCCAAAGAAGTGATCATCCATACCATAGATGTACCCCTGCCCCATACGGTAGGGCGTAGCAGTTACACCCATAATCTTGGGGCAACCTATCTCTTCAAAGTGATCGATGATCTTTCGGTATCGGCTGCTCATCTGGGGACCAACATGGTGGGCCTCATCGATGATGATGTAGTCGAACGGGTATGATTTCTCTAAGCGTTTCTTTGAGGCCAGCGTATCTCTACTGGCAACAACAATCGGCGCTGTTTGATTAAACTTCTTCAGGCTGGCCGCAAGGATTCCAACTGGGGCATCAGGCCACACAGTGAGTAGCTTATCAACTGCCTGGCTGATCAGTTCTTGTCGGTGAGCCAAGATAAGAAATCTTTTCTCTGGGTTAGCGAGGTATAGCTCCTTGATCAATGTTGTAAAGACAACTGTCTTACCCGCCCCGGTAGGTAGTACGATGAGGGGGTAAGTTGTTTCTTCTTTAAACCAACAGTGAGCTTTTGCTAAAGCTTTTTTCTGATAGTTTCTGAGTTTCATAGCTAGAAAAAATCTCCTATGTTTGCGCATTCATCGTCTAACTCTTTACGTTTCTTCAACGCTTCTTTCTTTATGTACCTCAAGGTCCAATCAACTTGATCTGGATCTACAGCAAAGATGAAGGCGTTGCTTACTGACAAAGACATAAGCTCTTGTACTAGAGTTGCGTTGTTTAACTCTTCCGTTTCATGCTCACCCATAAGTTCTTGAACGGCGGTCAGGAAGTCATTTATTTTTTCATCCATCCTTGTTCTCCATCACTCTTTCTGCACAGTAGTCCATTGCTTCGCTCATGCTAGGGCTTATCCCCAGACACGGGTTACCGTCTGACTTCTGAAAAGCAAACCAGACTTCTTCTATCGGATCGAATTTAACTGTCATCTCTGAGTCCTCTAATTCCATTTTTATTCTCCGTAAAAAGATGGTGGATCACCAAAGAGAAGTACTAAGTGCTGTTGAGATTCTCTTTGGCGTTGGTTCAGGATGCCACCACACCCTGTAGGGTTACCCAACAGCAGTAGTCTTACCAGTTAACTGGCTGATTACCTTGTGGTGCCTGAGCCTGTGGAGCCTGGGCTTGTGGAGCCTGAGCCTGTGGCGCGGGAGCCTGAGCTTGCGGTGCTTGAGCTTGGGCTTGCGGTGCTAAGAAAGACTGAACCTTATTCTTATCCTTGTAGCCAGCCGAAACCTGCGTGGTGATGTTTGCCTGAACTGGTGTGTTCATAGCCTGAGACAACGTCTGGTTGTTGAGAGGCACAGTGTCCACATCAATGCCAGCACCTCGCATGAAAGCCTTCATCCTACCCAAAGCAACCGCAGGGTTCTTGCCTGTCAGCACAAAGGTTTCAAAGACCCTTCTGTTCTGGTGGGTCGGACCCATGATCGAGAACTGAACATCAACTCCTTCGTTTCCACTGCCGTATGTCCTTGACTCAAACTTAACAGCCTCGATGGTGTACTGACCGTCCGGTACGGGTGAGTAATCACCTGTCGCAGATTCATCAACATCGTCTAAATTAATACCACTATCTAATATACCCATGTTACTTAACTCCCTTCGCTAAAGTTGGTTGCGCTGGATTCAGCGCCGTCTTATATGCATTGATGAATGCATCCCATTCAAACGCAAGCTTGGGCGGAATATCTAATCTAGACTTCGCGTCAAACCCCGCTGAAAATTTAGTGTGCAATGATCGGTTACCATAAGAAGTCGCACGGTTCTTTGAACCATCCTTATCCACGTTAACGTCATAGTTGGCGAACAGATTAAAGTCCACCCAATCTTTGATGAGATGGTTAACCTTCTTGTGGCAACGCATCTCCCAGCGATCATAGCCCTCGTTCGTTGGATCATTGAACGGCTTGACGGCAACGTGACTCAGCAAGATGACGTTCATCTTCTTCATGTTTACCAAGTGATCAAGGTAGCCAAGCAGCTTAACGAACTCTTCAGCCACGGCGGTGAAACCTTTGCCGTACCCAGGAGTCTCAATGCTTTCCCACTTGTTCTTCTCGCACACATGCGCCTCGGCCAAGATGCTGGCAGCGTCTGTAGTGTCGATTACAACTGTACGAAAAGCGTGATCATCGTTAGCAAGCATTGCTAGACAGTTGACGATGTCGTTCCACTGCACACACAATGGAAACGCCTGAGTATCAATAAACTTCAAGCCATCTTCTGCTTGAATAAAGATTGCATCGTCTGCGTTAGCACCAAACGTACTCTTACCTATGCCATCTACCCCTTGGATATTGATCCGCACGGGCGGGTATGTTCCATCAGGTTCGGCATGGGCAGAGGTATTTCTTACAACGTCTTTAATAGACATCACTATTCCTCTTTAAGGTTGAATTTATCAAGATCGATTTTCTTGACGGTTGGATCGCCCAGCTTGGTAGCTAAGGCGGATGAAAAGACTTGAGCAGACTTAGGGTTAAGTAATGCCCAGTCCTTGTACTGTTTCATGTCAACCTTAAAGAGTTGCGAAAGGAATGGAAAACCTTCAACTTTC